TGGCCAGTACAAAGAGGGTATGGAGATTTGTCAGAGTGTTTTTAAGAAGAAAGAGGCTTCAGCCGAAAAACTGTACCGGATGACATATCTTCGTCCGTATACGTTTGCGGATGACCACTGCGAGGACGAAGACTGTGATGACATGACATTTCGGATCGCATTCAACAAGGTGGTTGCGCTCATCAAGCTGTCTGATGCACGTGCCGAGCGATTTCGCACGGACCACGTATTTTACGGATCGGACGAGGACATGAAGCCGTTCATCGATCTTCAGGTTCTACGTTCGTTTCCAGCCGACATGGCTGATCTCGACTCGGACATTCAGTGGTATGAGTTTCCAGTGATTTCTCTGGAATTGGCTGAAGAGGAAGCAGAGTAGTCTTTTTTCTATTAATATGCAGATCAAGTTCTTGGCGTGGGATATCAGATGAAAACTCGTGTGTACATTTACTGACACTGGTACACCGTTCTATAAACGTAAAAGGATCCATGACACCCTTCATGAAATTACACGTCCAGCAGCACGGGACAGTGTTTTCTGTTGTGTAATTTCCTTGTTGGTTAAGCCGGTCGATACCATTCAGACGAACTTCCAGGTCAAGGTGTTTACAGTAAACACAAGGACTCGTGAGCATTCTCTCAGCCTCTTCATCGGTGAGGCTCCACTCGATGTCTTTAGAGGCTGCTGTCCTTTGTATACTAGACAACCTATCACGAACATTCAGCTTCTTCCAATTAGACACCCGTTCTTTCGTTTGGTCGGTTTTCACCCAATTGCACGTTTGATCCATATTGTGTTCCTTTGGAACGACATCGCCATTCTTCTTGCGTTCGCGATAGTCTTTGGAATAGTTCTTCTCCTTATTGAGTTTGGCGTGATACTCTCGGCGTTCGGTGCTAGAATCACGAGCTTTGTTCTTTTCGCGACACTTTTTGCAAGTATTACAGGGTCCACGAGCTCCTTCGAACTCGATGAGAGGCTGTGGTCCTCGAGTGCAGTTCGTGCACTTTTTGGTCTGTTCGGCCATCTTTATAATATATAGGGGGTCTTCTTTTTAAGTCAGTCCCAGGAACCGGGGTGAGGGTTCTTGGGGCCGAAGCCCTCTTTTTGGTGAGCGGCGAACCACCCATGTGAAAATATAACAAATGCAAGCCCTCCCATTTAATTGCTGAACGCAAGACCCCCCATCCCCGATTGGATGCGCAGGATGTTGTAGTTCACTGCGAACAGCTTCTGCAGGGTTGCGGCGTTGTTGGACTTCATCTGCACGGACACCTGGGCGTTGTCAATGCGAGAGAAGTTGCAGGTGCCAGTCGGCTGGTGCTCCTCGGGCTGCAGAGCGAAGGAGTACACGTAGATGCCGGGGTAGGGCGTGCCGGTGTGGTGGTAGAACGGCTGGACCTGGTTGAAGTAGTTGCCCAGCTGCTCCTTGAAGCGGTCCTGACCGTTCAGGATCACCTTGAACAGGTGCAGAGGACCCACCTCCACGCCTGTGCCGGCAACACCACCCAGCATCTGGGTGCCCTGCTCGAGCCAGTACGCGTTGCCGGTGAACCCACCAGCCAGACCCAGCGAAGTGGCAACGACACCAGCCGTGGAGATCAGCTGGGGCACACCGGTCACGTTGGGCATGACGTAGTTGTTGGAGGCCTGCAGGGCCAGCACGTTGGACGTGACGTTCACGTTGCCCGTGGACGTGCAGAAGTTCCACATGGCGTTCAGCTGAGCTGTGGCGCTGCCAAGAGGGTTGGTGTAGCACCAGACCAGCTCCTTCACCGGGTGGTTGAAGGACAGACGGATGAGCTGGACGTTGCCCTCAGTGCCGGTGGAAGACAGCTGGTCACCGCCGGTGTGCTGCACCTGCTCGATCAGGTACTCGTGACCCTTCTGGGCGAAGCGGCGACGCTCCTCAGTGTCCAGGTACACGTAGTTGGCCCACACCTCGAAGGCGTTGCCCGTGCCGAAGTAGCTGGCGTAGTAGGCGGTCAGGTCGAAGTCCAGGCGCACCTCGTGGTACTGCAGGGCGATCAGGGGCAGGTACAGGCCGGGGTTGCGGTTGAAGAAGAACAGCAGGGGCAGGTACACCTTGGATGGGGACAGGGCAGTCGTGCCAGTCGCCGTGGGGTTGGCGGCGGTCGTCATCTTGCCCCAGGCGTACTTGTCGGACTCGTTCAGGAACACCTCGGCGTACAGGCGCCACCAGGTCTGGTAGTGCTTGTCGATGCGCTGGCCACCGATGGTCAGCTCAACGGCGGCAATGGCACGCTCAGCCACCCAGTTGGTGTCGAAGCCGGAGTTGTTGGAGGTCAGCACGTTGGACGTGGGGGTCAGAGCCACGTGCATGTTGCCGACCAGGTCGCCGTTGCGGGCAATGGTCACGGACACGCGACCGCTGCTGGCTGGGGAGCCGTTGGTGGTCTGCTGGATCAGCTCCATCGCGAAGTTCGTGTGGCGCTTGTACACCGCCTGGAAGAAAGTCACCTTGGGGTTACCGGTCAGGTAAACGTCCTGTGCGCCGTAAGCAACAAGCTGCATAAGTCCACCCGCCATGTTTGTACTATTAGCCAAGAAAAAAAATCAGGCGCATTTAAACCCACCCGCGCCTCAGGACATAAACATTTTTGTCCCTGTACTATAAATGACTGCCCACGACGAGAACCCTGACATTGACCTGGATGCTGAGGGCGAGGATGAGTTTGACGAGATGGATATGATGGATCCCATGGAGGCTCTTGCCAACTTCCTGGCGACCGACGACGGTGAGACCATCGCCACCTCCCTGGCCAGCCTGAAGGACACCGCCGCCCTGATGGCCAAGCACATGGAGAAGCAGAACCTCATCCTGGTGAAGCTGCTGTCTGCCGTGTCCAACATGAAGGGCTGTGACTGCAAGGCTGTCGCCCCGGTGCACATTGCCGCGCCTGCTTGAAATCGTTCCACCGCGGCGGGACGGGGTCTGGGCTCTTAAAAAAATATAACGCTCTTGTACTATGATGGTCCCGGCTGATGTTCACACACTCGACCGGGACCAACCAGCAGAACATGCGCACGAAATTCGCATGGAAGTCATGCGTTCTGAGGTGTCAAGTCTCATCCCAGAACGTCTCGAACATTTCATCGGTCAACTCGAGGAAAAGATGGGTCTCACCTGTAAAGGTGACCGGTTTGCACCGCTCACCAATGGATTTAGACAATTCTTCCGGGATGACGAGCTGGACCCGAATGGTATGCCCCAGAACGTGGATCTGGAGCGGATTCAGGAACAGAAGCGTCGCCTGGTGAACCTCTTCTCCGAGCTGTATCATCGTTCGAGCGAACTGGGAATCAAGGATAAATCTTCGATGGATGTCAATGGTGATGAGTTTCGCATCGCACACCGCCTGATGCGACTCATCGAAACTGCCGACGACGCCTACGAAATCATTTTCCGGTATGTCCGGTCATTTGAAAGAATCAACAGCCCAACAATCGCTCCGATGGCTGGTGATATGGATTCTTCGCTGTTCCGTTGCAAGACGATGGATTCTCCAGATGAGGAGGATGACGCCAGCCCGTACCAGCGGCTGCTTCTGTACCTGTTGAACAAGACGTATACCCAAAAAATGAAGCGGTACAAGGGACAGTGTTGTAAGCAGATTGAGACGACGGACGGTCACTTGACCCGCGCATGGAAGCCGGTCATGGAGATTAAGGAGTTTGTGTACTTCTACACGCAAAAGGAGGACAAGTACGACATGTGGCGTAACCTGACGAGCAAGGGTGGTATCGTTCGGGACACGGTGACTCACCTGTCGATGTGTCGCGACATTCAGTTTCCAGAGATTCAAAAGAATCGGTGCGTGTGGTCGTTCACGAACGGCATCTACGTAGGGAAGGAGTGGTGCTCGGATGGTTACACGTCACGATTCTACCCGTACGGGTCGACTGAAATTTCAAACCTGGACCCGACGGTTGTGAGTTGCAAGTTTTTCGATCAGACGTTTCCAGAGCAGAATATGGCTACAGAGGAGTGGCAGGATATCAAGACGCCTGTGATTCAGTCCGTCATGGAGTACCAGCGATTCTCGAAGGAGGTGATGGAATGGATGTACGTGTTCATCGGTCGTCTGTGTTTCGACACGAACGACCAGGATGCCTGGCAGGTGATTCCCTTTCTCAAGGGTATTGCGGGGTCTGGCAAGTCGACAATCATCACCAAGGTGTGTAAGCGGTTCTACGACTCTGAGGATGTTCGTACGCTGTCAAACAACATCGAGAAGAAGTTTGGTCTCTGGTCGATTCACGATGGATTCATGTTTATTTCACCAGAGGTCAAGGGTGACTTGGCGCTCGAACAGGCGGAGTTTCAGTCGATGGTTTCAGGTGAGGATGTGTCCATCGCACGCAAGAATGAAAAGGCGTTGTCGATGACGTGGAACGTGCCTGGTATCCTCGGTGGTAACGAGGTGCCCAGCTACCGCGACAACTCAGGATCGGTGCTTCGTCGTCTCGTGACGTGGAACTTTGCACGCCAGGTGGCTGCGCCTGATCCACAGTTGGATGGAAAGCT